TACTTTTATTAATAAATCGCAGAGAACTAATAAAGATGAAAAGATTGCTACAATAATAGACCCAGTTAATACAGGGCAAATTATTTTTAATGAAGAAGATAAGAAATTTACCGAACAGATAAAAGAGTTCAGCGGTCAAAAGTTTACGCAACACGATGATGCGGTAGATTGTACTGCTGATTTTACTATAGATGTTCAAACAATAGAAGTTATACAAACTGTAGTAATTTTAGATAAAGGGAGGTTTGGGTTATAAAGATAAGTGATTTAATTAAAAAATTTTTCAAAAAAGAAATAGGATTAGACTTATATAATCCAGAGCACTTAGCACTAGTAAAGAAAATTTATGGTAACTATAATGCTTATAAAAATAACTATGAAATCATGTATCGTTATTATAAAGGCGATACCGACGCTATGAGAAAATATAAGTTTGTTACTGAGAGATCTAATTTAAAAACAAATGCAAATTATATTAAGAAATTTATTAAAGAAGAAGTATCTTATACAGTTGGCAATGATATAACTTACGAATCCAGAAAAGATGATGCGGAAATTATAAAAGATATTGATTATTATACCGCTCATTGGGATGAGCTACATGAAACAGACTTAATGAAGTATTTGCTTGTATTCACAAAGGTTTATGAAATTTATTATTTAGATGAAAACGCAGATTTTTGCAGTAAAGTTGTAAAACCTACTGATGGGTATGCCTATACCGATAATGATGGCAAAATATTATTCTTTATTCGAGCATTTAAAAATGACTTTGATACTGTTAACCAATATGTTGATGTTTATACAGATAGCTATATTTATCATTTTGATAGTAAATTTAATGAAATAGCAGCTCCTACTACTAACATATTTGGAAGAGTTCCAGTTAGCGTAGGTACCTTAACAGAAGAAGAATGTGACGATAGTTTATATAAAGACATAAAAGGTCTCCAGGACGCTTTTGAAACTAATTTATCAGATGTGGGTAATGAAATAAGTGATTTTAGGAGTGCTTATTTATTATTTAAAGGTGCTCAGGTCAAACCAGAAGATATACCTGAAATGAAAAAGCTGGGTGTAATCCAATTTCCAACGGTGGGTGGAGATGCTTCGTGGTTAATAAAAAATATTAATGATACTTTTATTCAGAATACATTAGATAGATATGTTGATACGATGTATCAAATTTCTTGTCACATAAATCATAATGAGGGTATGGTAAGTAATTTAAGTGGTGTTGCTTTAAGGTCCAGGCTTATTGCACTAGAAAATAAATGCGAGCTTGAATCAAAGGCACATAGAAACGTAATCAAAAGACGTAATATGTTTTTATGTCAGTATCTAAATCTTAAAAAGAATAAAAATTATGATTATAAGGACATAAAAGCTCTTTATACACCTAATATTCCTATGGATGATGTTGCAACTGCACAAATGTTATCACAAGTTCCTGAGGAGATTTTATCGAAAGATACTTCAAGAGGATTATTTAGTTTTGTTAGCAATAAAGTAATTGAGGCTGAAAAAGTTAAAAAGGAACAGGATGCACAGATACCTAATGTTGATTTAAATAAGGTGACTTAGATGAGTAAGTATACAGATAAGGAAGAGTTAGATTTCATTGAAAATCTTTATAATGAAGCTGATAAACAAACAAAAGAAGTTTATAAAGAACAAAAGAATAATAGAGACGAGTTGTTGAAGCAAATAGCAGATATTATGATTACCTATACCATTTTAAATGACCTTATGAAGCTTTCTAAGGCAGATAGAAAGAAAGAATACAATAGGCTCTCCAAGGTGGTTATTAGTGGAGCAAAGGTACAAGGACTCACACAAGTTAAGGTTATAGAAGAATTGCTAAGTAGTACAGTAAATAAGACTTTTGATTTTTATAGTTATAATGCAGGATTAAAAGATGTAAAAGAAATTATTGATAGTAATTTCAAGGGAAAGCATTTTTCAACTCGAGTTTGGGACAATGAGGACCTGGTCGCTAAGGATCTCCATAAACAAGTTAATAATTTTCTTAATGGCAAAGTAAATGTTAACCAAATTAAGAGAAACATCGAAAAAACTTATAATGCCGGCGCTTACAATACTAGTAGGCTAGTTGATACTGAAATAAGTCACGTTGAAAGCTTAGCTTTTAAAAGATTTGCTAAAGAAACAGGGGTTAAGCGAGTTATGAGAAATGAGGTAATGGATTCCAGAACTTGCGAAATATGCGCTGGTGTAAATGAAAAAATATATGATTTAGAAGATGCACCTGATAATTTTCATCCAAAATGTAGAGGGTACAATACAGTTTATGATTAAAGGAGGGGGAATGGGTATGGAAAACAATAGAATTAAAATAGTCGCATCAGGGGATGGAAATAATAACAACCATGAAGAAATATTTTTAAATGGAAAAGCGATAGAGTTTGTTAAGAGTTATTCGGCATCTAAATGCTCTAACGAAACTGGAGAAATAACTATAACCCTTGAGTATCACGAGCTTGAACTTGTTGATGAACAAAAAGGATAAATTAATAGGTGTCCTACATGACATTAAACTGTGATATCAACGTCTCATGGGCATTTTGCGTGTGAGGGGTGCAACTATATCAAATAATAAAAATATGTGTCTTATGGGCTGTCAAGCGTATGAGGGATGGAGGAATATATGAAAAAAGTAGATTTATTAGCAAAAATTAAGGATGCAAAAGACGACGAGGACATCAATGCTCTATTAACCGGTAGTGATATCGAAACACAGTTTAAAGGACCGGAAGTTACACTGGATACCTTTAAACAAAAGGCTAAGACAGATAAGGATTTAAAGGCCTATCTTGAGAGTGAGAATGACAAATATCACACAAAAGCTTTAGCAACATGGAAAGAAAATAATTTAGAAAAGGAACTTGAGCCATTTATAAAGACAAAGTATCCTGACTTAATTAAAGATCCTATCCAAAAGGAATTAATGGAAATGAAAAAAGAACTTGAGAAAGAAAAGTCTTCAAATGCTAGAAAAGATCTACTTAGTGAAGCGATGAAGTACGCAGCTGAAAAGAAGTTGCCATCTGGCTTTATTGATAAGTTTCTAGGTGAAGATTTAGACACTACAAAAGCTAATTTAGATGTATTGGCAGTAGATTGGGGAAAAGGTCTTGAAGCAAGCATGGCTGAGAAGTTTAAATCCAGTTCGTACGTTCCTGGCGGAACAGGCGCGGATGGAGCAAAAACTAGTATTGGTGCTGCAATTGCCGCGCAAAACAATGGTTCAAAGGCTGCTCCAAGCGACCCTTGGGCAAAATAAGAGGAGGAATATTAAATGTTTAAAAAAATAATTTACACAAACGAAATGGAAATACTAGCAACAGATGCAAATTTAGTATGTTTTAGTGGCACTATTTTAGCTGCAGGTGCGGTAGCTGATGCAGACGGAAAGAAATATGTTGAGGCAGGTAGTTTTATTGATGATATTGGTGCAGTAGTGACCGAAACTGGTACGGCTGGAAGTGAAACTTTAACAACTACTCCAGTAGGAGTCCTATACCAAACAGTAGATGTTACGAATGGTGATGCTCCAGCTTCTATAATGGTTGAGGGTTACCTAAGAGCAGACAGAGTATTTGCTGGAGTTGCCGCAGCCGCAGTTGTATTAATCAAAGAAGCTTTACCAGAATTAAAATTTAGATAATAGAGGAGGAATAATAACATGCCAAAATTAGTAGAAGTATTTAACACGAACGAACTTATAAATTATTTCAAGGAAAGAGCGGTTGCACCAATGTTAGGTGAGGCTCTGTTCCCTGAAAAGAAAATCCAAGACATAGAATTTGATATGATATTAGGTTCTGGTGGACTTCCTGTTAGTGCATCTGTTCATGCTTTTGATACAAAAACACAATTAGCTAGTAGAGAGGCTATTGAAAAAGGCGTTGCAAGTTTAGCTCTTATCAAAAGACAAATTAAGATCACAGAAAAAGAATTAATCAAAATCCAAAATCCACGAAATGATGCTGAGTTAGCATTTGTATTGGCCCAACTTTATAAAGATGCTGATAAAATGGAAGAAGGAATAAAAGTCAGAGTTGAAGCGATGAGAATGGAAGTTCTTTCAACAGGTAAAATTGCAATAAATGAAAATGGCGTTGCAGTTACTATAGATTATTTAGTACCTGCTGGAAATAAGTTACCTTTTAACTGGTCAGCTCCAACTACAGCTAAACCACTTATTGACTTGGAAACAATTGCTACCGCAGTTGAAACATCATGTGGAAGTAGACCAGCGCGAGCAATGACTTCAAGAAAAATAGTTAAAGCTATTTGTGCTACTATTTCAATCAAAAAAGCAATCTTTGGCGCCAATTCAGATAAACTTGTCACTCTAGCATTACTTAATGATTTATTGTCACAATCTGATTTACCTATTTTATTAGTAAATGAGGCTAAGTACAAAGTTGAAACAGCTACCGGGTACTCAACAGTAAGATACTTTCCTGAAAACATAATTAGTATGTTTGGATCCTCAGATTTAGGAGAAACAATTTATGGATTAACAGCAGAAGAAGTAAAGTTAATCGGAGATGGCAACATGGAAACCGCAAGCATGGTTGGAAATGTTTTTGTAGGAACTTATACGAATGTTGATCCAGTTGCAGAGTTTACAAAAGCAGCAGCTACTGTAATCCCAAGTTTTCCACACGCAGACGAGTTAGGGATTGCAACAATAACATTAGCTTAAGATTAAGAGGGCTAACAACCCTCTTTTAGTAATTAAAGGAGGGTAATCATGGATTTAACAAAGGAACAAAGGAAAGCAGTGCTTACAATTAAAAATTATTTAAATGTTAATGGAAATTTAAAATATACAGATGATTTTATGATGGTTAAGTTTGAATTAGCTATTGATGAATTGATAGAAAATGCAACTGAAATCAAAGCAATTAAAACTACAGGAATAAAATCTAAAAGTGAAGGTACTCAGTCAGTTACATTTGAAAGTAACATTGAAGCTTGGTCAGTTAATGACAGTGTGAAAATGTTATTACCAATGCCTTACGTGAGGATGATGGGGTGATTAAATGGGAGTACTTTTCCCCAATACAGATATAACAATTTACAATAAGTACTATGACACAATGACCGGATATGAGATGTATCAAAGGACTGTTATTGTTGGAGTTAACTGGCAAGGTAAAAGAAATGCTACAGTGACCTCTAATGGCTTATTGATGGCTGATTCAATTTTAATTTTTATAGATAAACTAGATGATTATATATCTCCTAAACAATTTTCAAGATTAACAGATGTAGAAAGAACTAATTATTTTACATTTGCAATGGGTGATAAAGTTGTAAAAGGTATTATTGATTTTGAGATAACTGGTATTAAGCCTTACAATATTGCAGGACTTGAAAGTGGGTTTGATGATGTAGTCAATATTATGTCAGTTAATAAATTAAGCGATCACTTTGAAATTGAGGGCAAGTAATGAGCATTAAAATAAATATGGATCCTACGCAGAAAATATTACTTAAAAGAGCGTTGAATAAAAATGGAGCTGGTCAAGTTAAATTTACTAAAGAATGTGCGAAAAATTTCAACAATTACATCCCTTATGATACTGGGCGACTTAAGGACATGATGATAACTATTGGAACTGATAAAATCACATATTCAGCACCTTATGCTAAAAAACAATTTTATACTAACAAAGGTATGGGTAGACAAGGCGATTCTATGGGTGGCAAACGTGGCAAAATGTGGAGTAATAGAAGTTGGATTGATAATGGCGATGATATAGTACAAACCATCGCATCCTTTTGTGGAGGTCATAGATGATAATAGAAAATATAAGAAATTTTATAAGAAATATGGATTGCTTAGAAATGTTTAATAATGCAATTAGAGTTAATGTAAACTATTTAGATCCTAATGTGGATACTTACTCCATTGAGGAAATGCCCATAAATCCTATTATAAAGAAATATGTAAATGGTGATAGTATTCGCCAGTATGCCTTTATATTTACGAGTAGGGAACCGTATGGAAGTGATGTACTACAGAATATTGATAACTCTGGTTTCTATGAAACATTTGCTGATGAGATTGAAACTAAAAACGACAATGAAGAATTCCCTCTATTGGATAATAATTTAGAGGTTATGGAAATTAAGGTAACCTCAACAGGTTATGCGTTTGCAGTTTCAGAAGATACTGCACAGTACCAAATTTCGCTTCGATTAAAGTATTTAAAGAAAAAATAAGAAAATGGAGGAATGAAAAATTATGGCAATTAGACAAAGAAGGACCCAAGCAAATTATTTAATGGTTGCAGA